CTTCAAATGGCAACACCTACTATTGGTGAACTAGCTGTAGCTGTAGACAGCAGGGACATCGAAAAAGCAAAAAACCGACTTATTGAAACGGCGAAAAGAGCCAAAGCAACACAGATTGCTATGGACAATCTTGGCGTGGAGACAAAGAAATCTGGTGCTGAAGCTGCTGGTGGCATCAAGAAGATGGAAGGTCCTATCGATAGTGTAAGAGGCAAGCTGATAAAGCTGGGCAAGAATCCTTTGGTCGCTATTGCTGCGCTTGCCGCGGGTGTTGTCCTTGCTGCCAAGAATGTTGGTGATTTCGGGGACATTATCGACAAGACGTCTCAACTAACAGATGTCAGTACAGATCGTATCCAATCACTGAATTATGCATTCGGTCAGATGGGTATTGAAGAAGAGAAAGTCAAGGATGGTCTCAAGGATCTAAACAAGAACATTGGTGAGTTCATTAAGACAGGCGGACAAGGCGGTGCGGCAGACACGTTACACAATCTAGGATTATCGTCAAAGATTCTTTCGGGTGAGTTGAAAGGTAACGAGCAGGTTTTTGATGCAGTTATCCAAAGATTATCCGCAATCGAAGATCCAGCTGTACGAGCTGCTGAAGCGAACAAGTTGTTTGGTGAGGAAGCTGGTAACCAATTGGCTGGTGCATTGAATGAAGGTACTGATGCTATCTACGCTATGGAGCAACAAGCTCATACATTAGGAATTGTACTAGACGAAGAAGCACTAGCGAAAACAACAGCACTAAAAGATGGGTTCACTACTCTAGCAAAGAATGGTACAGCAGCAGTCGTAGCTGGATTCCTTGCATTGCTACCATCTGCTGAAAACATCGGAAAGATGTTTGATTTTGTATCAACAACGGTTAGTACGTTGATTGGTTATCTAAAAACATTTGCTTCCTATTCATCAAGGGTTGTTTTTAAAGTATTCGACGGTTTGTTGGCGGGTGCAGAGAAGACTGCTCAGGCACTCGACTTTGTAAGTTCACTAGGTGGAATAACAGATGGTTTTGATGGGATTGAAGCACTATCTGATTCTATTTCCGCTGTACGCAAAAATGCCGAAGATGCAGGTAACGCTGTTAATGACTTTTTAACAGCACCGCGTGAGGCACCTCAGGTGTTCACTCCTTCAGTAGAACTAACCGACAGCAACGCATACAACCCAAATGCTGCAAATGAAAACCGTGAGCAGGAAAAACTGATACAGAAGAATGCACAGGCACGTAAAAAGGCAAATGCAGATGCGTTACGCGATAGTGAGACAGCCGCACAGAAGTTAAAAGATCATGCAAAAGAAGCTGCTGATCAAAAGATAGCAATCATTGCGGACATTAGACAGCTATCCATCGACAGTATAGATGACCAAATCAAGAAGCTGCGCGATCAACACGAATACGATATGGAGCGTTACAGAGAACGTAATGCAGCGGCTCTGAATCACGCTGACACAGCTATCGAAGCTAGAGCAAGGTTGGCTGAATTTGAAAAGCTGGCGAATGATGAATTAGAGCAGCAGATTCAGGAAATCAGGGACCAACAAACACTTTCGGAAGAACGTCGTGCTGAGCAAGCAAAGTACAGATCACAAGAAGAAGCTCGATTAAACGATATCCAGATGACTGGCGTCCAAGGTATTGCTGATTCAATCACAGCATACGCTTTGGATGGTAAGGAAGCGTTTGCGGATATGGCTCAATCAATACTTAGTGACCTTGCAGCAATGATCATCAAAGCTCAAATCTTTAAGGCAATTGGTGTAACCACTGGCGGTGATCCTACAGGTGGTGGATTGCTTTCGCTATTCGGTGGTGGTACTCCACGTCTATCTCAAGGTGGATTGATTGAAGGTACCACTAACTACAGAGGTGCTGTTATCGCTGAACAAGGTCCTGAGTTTGTAGTACCGGCAATTACTGATTCAAGTGGCAGACGTGGAATTGCGGTCGATGGTGGCGGTGGTGGAAACATCACAGTTTCTACAAACGTAAATATAGAAAGCAGTGGTAACACAGAACAAGATGGTCAGCGTGTGGGATCACTGATTAACCAACAAGTACGAGCAGCTATCAAAGAAGAGCTTGTTAACTCTCGCCGTAGTGGTGGGATCATGAATCCAATCTACTAAGGAATACACATGGCACAAATACCACATCAAGACAAGATACATCAAAGTACCAATCAATCGAGAAAGCATCGAGCACTGGTTGCTGAATATGGTGATGGTTACAAGCAAACTGTTCAAGACGGCATCAACGCTAGTCGAACAACATACTCATTGGTATGGCACGGACTTACATTGGCTGAGAAGAATCAACTGGATGATTTCCTAAACGATATCGGAAACTGGGATGTATTCCAGTGGACAGGATTAAATGAAACTCAGGTAAAGGATTGGCGTGTAATCGATTCTCACAGTATTAACACCAAAGGTGGTGATGTTTACTCAGTGACTACACAAGTAGAGGAATTCTTCTAATGAGTTCTTCGGTTGGCTTTGAACTGCAATCACGCCATGTTGGTGATTATGTAGTGATGTATGAAATTGATGCTACTGACATTGGTGGCGAGATATTCAGACTAACACCACACGCTGACACAGGTGAAGCTATCACATGGCAGAATGAAATCTATGTTCCATTCCCGATTGAAGGGTCAGGATATGAGCGAGCATCATTCAGTGAGTCGCAACCACGTCCACGAATTATCGTGTCAAATGTCAACAACTTCCTACTGTCATCTGTAATTGCACTCGGCGATATGGTTGGTGCTCAAGTAACCCGCAAGAGAACACTTGCTAGGTTCTTAGATGATGGTCCAAATGCAAACCCGAATAAGCACTTACCAGACGATGTGTACATCATTCATCGCAAAGTCTCACAGAATAAATACTCCATTGAGTTCGAATTATCAACCATCCTCAATAGAGAGAATGTTGTTATCCCACGTGGTCAGTACAACAAAGAAGGTGGTGAGAGAACGTTCCCAGGAATTAACCGGATTAGACAGTAATGGAATTAGATAACCATATTTGGCAAGCAATGATTCAACACACCTTAGACGATTATCCAAACGAAGCAGTTGGATTGATTCTGGAGGATGAATATGTGCGTCTTGAGAATGTGTCAGAAACACCTACTAAATCTTTCGAAGTTGATTCTGTTGAGTATGTGAAACACAAAGATGTTGTTGCTTTGTATCACTCACACCCATACGACAAGGATGATAAGGAAACAATCAAGCTGCAGCGGATGAAATTCGATTTAAGAACACCCTCACTAAAGGATATTGAAACACATATCGCAATGAGTATTCCATTTGTTATCTGTACAACAGAAGGTGAAAACGTTTCTAAACCTCTATGGATTGGTTACGAAACACAACCGCTTGTAGGACGTGATTTCATATACCACGTCAATGATTGCTGGACACTAGTACGTGACTGGTACAAGCAGGAGAAGGATATCGAGCTTCCAAACATCAAGAAGGAATTCAATTGGTGGAGAGGTGAGGAACCGGAGAACCACTATGAAGAGTTATATGATGAAGCAGGCTTTGTTGAAATTGACGGACGCGATATTGATGTCGGTGATGTTGCTGTTCTCAGTGTTGGCAGTAACGTTGGTAATCATCTCGGGGTGTATCTGGGTGGCAATATGCTACTTCATCACATGTATGGATCACCTTCGTGTATCACTGAGTACCCAAAAGTAATGGATTCAGTTATCAAAGTATTGAGGTTCAAAGATGAATAACATTTACCTACATGGTGAGCTTGGAGAGAAATACGGAAAGGAACACCATTTCAAAGTCGGAAACATTAACCAACTTATCGCATATTTGACATCAGTAAATACAATGGTCAGACAAGACATTATGGAAGGTAACTTTCGCATTGTTGTCGGCGATATTGCTATAACAGACCAAATGGTTGAGTTCCCCTTCGGTGATGGTGACGACATACATGTTACACCAGTTATTGAAGGTGACAAGAGTGAGATCGGAACGATACTAATTGGTGCTGCATTGATCGCTGGTGCGTTTGTATCTGGTGGTGCAACGCTAGCTGGTTTAGCTGCTCTGGGTCCATTAGGAACAATTGCTCTGAATACTGGTGCTGCATTAGTACTTTCTGGTGTATCTCAATTGATAGCGCCTACACCCGATGAGCCGATTGTAGACAATAGACAAGAATTTAGTGGTACACAAAACGTTGCTGTGCAAGGCGGGACCATACCAGTTGTATACGGTACAACCCGTATTGGTTCGACTGTCATTAGCACAGGAATAACAAATGAAGAACCGAGGTTGTATACGTCATAATGCCAATTCAAGGAATAGTAGGTCAAACGTTTAAGGAACGTATTAGTACCTCATCAACACTACGTATACTAGATGCGCTTTGCGAAGGTCCGATTGCAGGTCTGCAAGATGGTCGTGATGGTATCTATCTAGGTGACACAGCACTAGCAGACAACTTCGATGAAGTTGGTTTCGCTCAACGTGCCGGTGCTGGTTCACAAGTACCCATGCCAGGATTTGATGAAGTTAGCAGTGAACGTGTATTCAGTGCTGAAAGAATTAGTGTCGAAACACCGCGTATTAAAACTGTATCCGATGTAACTGTAGATGCAGTTGCTGTCACGATTTATGAAGGTCCTGTCGGTGACAATGGCGCGCAGTTTCTAACTTTGCAATCAATCGATGCGGATAATGGCGTATTTGAGCTGCCAGCCAA